AACCTTGACTGCAACAGCAGCTTTTAAATGGGTTGTTACAGCAATGAAACCAATACTTAAAACAGCATGGAAGAAAATAAGCCCGAAAAGCCAAAAGGCTTGATCGGTAAATTAAAAGATATAGCTGAAGATAAAGAACATCAAATTGAATTTCTGGGTACTTTAGTCAGACTTGGCGTGGTGTGCTGGTCAGGATTTATCATCACATTAAATTACGTTGAAATTCCAATGGTGAAGAAATCTGGGAATAGCGATATCACGTTCGTCGCCAGCGTCTTTACGGGAGCTTTAGCAACCTTCGGTTTGACGACTGGGAAAAACGGCAACGGTAAAAAAATAGATTGCCCTATGGCACACAAAGACAAACCAAAAGCATGAAAAAATTAATTCTGCTTTTAGCTCTGTTATCACCCAGCATAGCTAGAGCAAACGTAGTGACTCCTGCCTTTACTACAGGGTCTATGAATTCTACGACTACCACAACTCAAACTATAGTGGAGACCGAGCAAATCCAAGTTTTTGGAGCTGCTGTGAACACGTGGTCTGGGACAAACGTAACTCCGTCAGCAGATATAACAACAAGCGGAACAACATTTTCCGTGACTAACGCAGCCAACCCATGGAGTTTAGAAACAACAACAAGAAGCGCAGGGTTAGTAGAGCAGCGAGATTATACCCGCAATTACACAATAAACTCTACTACTACTTCGCTGTCTGTCTTCTCTCAATAAGTCCAGTACTGGCTGAAGGAGACACCAATAACAATAGTAACCCGGTAGCTGCGGCAACCGGAAATGTGACAAATCAAGCCGTACAATTCCAGAACAATGGAGCACCAAGTCGACAATCCTTTGGTCCCAACATTTCTTGTAACGGCAGCACGATGACATTTAGCCCATTTTATATGGGCAACGATACGGAACCACAGACAGAAGATGGTTACGTCATATCAGAGAACTGGGGTTTTCAACTTAATTTCTCAGTTCCTTTAAATAGAAATCTGACTAAACAATGCGAAGAAATGGCAGCTAGTCAGATACAAAAAAATAAGCTCGACTTCGAGTTAATACGTGCACTCAAATGCGCCGAACTCCAGCAGAAAGGCTTTACCCTGCTACCCGGATCTCGTGTTTATCACCTGTGTTCCGACGTAGTTCCTATCCAATCATTAATAAAAAACAATGTTAGCAATCCTTAAACCATTCGTGCTTAGTGCACTCAGGTCACCTAAATTCAAGACTTTTGTCATTGAATTATTAGAAAAACTTGTAGAGCAAAGTGATAACGAATTGGACGACAAAGCCCTAGCCATGGTTAAAAAAGGTTTAGGACTTTAAAATGGCTGCCAATAATATCCTAAGAATAAAAACCTCAAGATTTCCTGATTATATCTATAACCTTGATCCTGAGAGATATAAGGATATGAGAAATAAGATCTTAAAAATCGACAAGGCAAAGAAAAAGAAAAAGAAGAAAAAGCGTAACGCATGAAAAAGAAAGCAACCGAAGATCAATTCAACGAGTTGCATAACTTAGTTACTAAAGAGTTTCTTGGTCGCATCAAAAGCGGTGAAGCAACTACTCAAGACTTAAAAGCAGCTTGTGATTGGCTTAAAGCTAATGATATTAGCGGAGTTGCTTATAACGGAAACCCTCTAGAGAAACTATCTAAGGTTATGCCAACGGTTGATCCAAAATTAGTACAGGCGAAGCTTTATGGCAGGAACATCTGAATACTATAAATCCAACCCAAAAGCTAGAGCAAAGAGACTCAAGCAACAAAAAAAATACAACAAAACTAAAAAGGGCTTAGCCCTGCGTGTAAATGCAAATCGACTTAATAGACAACTTGGTACCTATGGAAATGGTGATGGGAAAGACGCTGCTCACTATTCGGGGAGTACTACCAAGGGAAGACTACAGAAACCATCAGAAAACAGAAAGAGCCGACTCAAAATACGTAAATGACCCCTCTACTACCTAGTCCAAAACATTACTTACAAAACCTAATAACCATGACAAGTTCAGATTCAAAACGGCTCTGGAGAAGAGCTGTAAAAGAGCACTTCAACTGTACATGTGTTTATTGCGGAGAATCTTATGAATTTAAAGAACTTACACTCGATCATGTCAAGCCCCGCTCGAAGGGAGGACAAGATCTTACAACAAATGTTGTCTGTGCATGCAGGCAATGCAATGCGGACAAAGGTAGTAGTCATTGGCTCGGATGGATGCGAAAAGCATTTGGATTTCAGCCATTGCGAGAGTTAATTATTAAACGACACATAGCATAATGGAAAAACGAAATTGGAATCAAAATTCCGGTACAGGCTGGATGCGAGATCCTAAGGATAATTATTGGTATTACTATGAAGGTTATGAAAGAACTGGTAAAAAACAAAAAAATGTAATACATTCCAACCCTTTTAAAGCAGTTGTTTATAACGTCAAAAAGTTTCAAAAAAATACTAAAAACGCTAATAAAAATTTCTACGAAAATTTAGAAGAATATAAAAAAAGCCAAACAGAAAAAGGGCTTGTTTACGATTCTGGTAAATGGGTAAAGGGTCCTGATTATGAAGAAAAACAGAAACTGTTAAAGCTAAAAGAAAAAGACAACAAACTTAAAAATAAATACAAACAAGTTTCTGAAGATGACGTAAAAAATTATTTAAAAATTAAAAACAAGAAAGAAACAAACGAGAATAAAGACAAAAACGAAAAAAAGAACTTAAAAATCAATAAAGAAGAAACTAATAACAACGGCAATAAAGATAAAGGTAAAACAGTTGTTAAAGAAGAAACTAATAACAACGTAAACAACACCAAAAACAAAGAAGTTAAGACAAACAAAAATCTAAAAGTAAAACCTAAATTCTTCAATTTTAAAGGTAAAAGGTACAGGTCTGGTTCAGTAGGAGCTAGAAAAGTTGAAAACATATTGGCAGCAAAGCAACGAGCTAAAGATATGGCTAAGAAACGACTTGGAATCTTGTAAATAACAACCGCCCCGAAAGGGGCTTTTTTAATGGCTAATCCTTTTAATGATGCGTTCAGCTCACTGCTGAGCGTTGCAAAGAGTGGGATAAAAAATGGTAACGGTAACAGTAACAGTAACGGGCTAAAGATAAATAATCCAACTATTAATAAAATAAACTCTTTAGACTGGCGGTTTGATGGTGACGACCTAGTGTTAGATACACCAGACAAAAAAGCTTACTATCAAATGTTGGTTGGTGCTGGAGGAAGTGTTAGTAAAAAGCAAAACTTGTTTGCTAATGAAATTGATTTATTTAAAGACAAAGACTCAATTAGGTCTGTTGTTGTAGACGGTCAACGAGCCGTTGGTAAATTTAAAGTAGGTAAATCAAAGCTAACAAGACATACACAGATTGGATTTAACGAGCGTAAGGCTTTCGATGCTTCTTTACAACGTGGTAAAGAATGGCGAAGTATGCCACATGAAGTTGGTAGTAAAGCAGAAAAAGAAGTAATAACAGCCATGAAAAAACATGGTATTTATACGCATGAAAACTTTATCGAATTTTCCCAATGGAATAAAAGGGGTGTAGAAGATACCCTTGCATCTATACAAAAAGGATATAGTGCTGGACATGGTAAGTCAGCTTCTTCAGGTGGTCCTATGACTGCTCGTAACCTATGGAGTGAAGAGGCTGGTACTAATTACAGTAGACAAAATAAATCAGATGCCCCTGACGAAGTACTTGATGCTATTGGTGTTGATAGGACTTGGGAAATAACCGTTATGAAATATTTTGGCTTATTGGAACCAACTGAAGCTGAAAAGCTAATGAATGATGACGACATAATTCAATCTCTTGCTTCACTAGATTGGAAAACAGTTTTACAGAAACGTAAAGCCCATATAAACAAGCTACAACAGCCTAATACCTAATTTATCCACATTCGTACATGAAAGACGTTTTAACGTCCTTACAGGGCGATTTCAAGCTGTTTCTGCAAGCATTGTGGGACCAGCTTGATCTCCCTTCACCTACAAGGGCACAATATGCCATTGCAGATTATTTACAACACGGACCAAAACGTTTACAGATCCAAGCCTTCCGAGGAGTCGGAAAAAGTTGGATTACTGGAGCGTTTGTGTTGTGGACACTCTTCAATGACCCAGAAAAGAAAATAATGATTATTTCTGCCTCTAAGGAGAGGGCAGACAACATGAGTATCTTCTTACAAAAACTAATAATAGAAACACCATGGCTAAGTCACCTACAACCAAAAAGCGACGAAGCGAGATGGTCAAGAATTTCCTTCGACGTACTATGTTCACCTCATCAGGCACCATCAGTCAAAAGTGTTGGTATTACTGGTCAGTTAACGGGAAGCAGGGCAGACCTGATGATTCTGGACGATATAGAGGTGCCGGGAAATTCCATGACGGAGTTGATGCGTGAAAAGCTTCTTCAACTCTGCACCGAAGCAGAATCAATCCTTACGCCGAAAGACGATAGCCGTATTATGTATCTCGGGAC